CAAATTAATTTATAACTTTCAGGAAATAGGGTCTTTCGGTTTACTAGCCCGTGGCTTTGTTTTTCAAGGGTTGCGGCTAGGATCACCAGCTTGTCGTAGGGTATGTCCCCGTTCTGCCACATGGATACGGCAGGAACGCTGATATTTAGCAATTTAGCAACCTTGGTAGGGCCACCCAATAAACGAATGATAGCGACTGAGTTCATGTAAGTAATCTTAACATATTTCTTGCATTAGTTGTTAAGTTAAGTTAATATAGGTGTACGGTATGTGCCGTGATAACAGGAGAACTCTTATGAGTGAAATAGAATCGCAAACAAATGATTTACTTCAATTACAGGGTCAGCTAGAAAAAATCTTTGATGTACTAGAAGGTGGCTCTGATCTATCCAAGGAACAAATTGACTTACTGCGCTATGGCTGTGGCTTTGCGCCAGTTAATCGTCAGCGTGATTTTTTACAGGGTGTATTTAACGACCTAAACCCATATGGGAGAACAGCATGAACCCACAAGTCCAATTAGTAACGCCTGAAATGGCAAAAGAATATTTAGCAAAAAACACCGATAACCGCAATAAGCGTGGTTGGTGGGTGTCAGGTCTTGCTAATCAAATTAAGCGTGGTGAATGGATACCTACCCATCAAGGTGTAGGAATTACAATATCAGGCAAGTTAATTGATGGACAGCACCGCTTAGAAGCCATTGTAGAAGCCAATATACCCGTAGAAATGATGGTAACTACTGGTGTTAGGGATGATGCTTACAAGGTCTTAGATAATGGGATTAAGCGTACTCTTGCTGATTTAACAGGCATTAGTCCTAAAACCGCAGAAGTTTGCCGTGTGCTGTCTAGGCTAATTTATAGCGGTAACTCAAACACAAGCGCAGAACAATGCCTTCAAGTCTATAACACGGGTGCTGGTGAGGTATCTGACAACCTAGTCGAGTATTGCGGTAAGAATATCAAGGTTTATTCTTCAGCAATGGTAAGGACTGCGGCAGTATGTTTAATCCTTGATGGGTATAACCAACAATACATTAAGGAACTGTACGCAAACCTTTGCAATCAAAAGTTTAATGATTTGCCTAATATTGCTCATGCTTTTATTAGACAGGTAACAGATGGCAGGGCATTATCAAACGATAAGAATGACTTATTAGCACGGTCATTAAAGGTCTTTAATCCTGAATTTGCCGATGTAACAAGACTTCAGATTAGCGATTCAGATGGTAATGCCGCTAATGCGTATTGTCGCAATGTTGTTAGAAATCTACTAAACAAGGAAAAAAAATGATTATTTCTGATACCCAACGAGATTTTAGAATTGCCCCTGCTGGCTTGCATATGGCACGGCTTTATTCCGTCATCGACCTAGGCCATCAAGCTACCGAGTGGGCTGGAGAAACCAAGATCATGCACAAGGTCGTATTGACTTGGGAACTGCACGGAGATGATGAGGATGGCAAACCATTACAGACAGACGATGGTAAGCCACTAATCGTATCTAAGCGGTATACCGTCAGCCTTGGAGATCAGGCACGATTACGCCAAGACCTAGAAGCATGGTCAAACAAAAAAATGACCACCGAGGATCGTAAGAACTTTGACCTCAAGAACTTATTGGGTAAGTTCTGCATGGTCAATATTACGCACTCTGAGGATGGTAAGTACGCTAATATTTCAGGTATCAGTCCTGTGCCTAGCGCATTGCGTAACGCCCAGCCTGAAGGTATTAACCCCACCAAAATCTTTTGGTTGCAAAACTATAAGCAGGAAGAATACGATGCGCTACCTAAGTATTACAAGGAAAAGATAGCGGAGAGTAGCGAGTGGCGGGGTCAGCAGGAGCGTGAGAAGAATGCGCCCAAGCTGGCAGATGATGATGGTTTTGGCCCACCCCCATTCTAAGGACACCATGATAGTCAAGGAGAAACTAAGTGAATCAGGTCACTGGTATACCAAAGGTGGGGAAAGTGCATACACCGTCAGGGGGGCAAACGGGCAGGAACGCAACACAACGCTCCGTGACGCACGGAAACTCGGACTTTTGCCAAGTGTTACAACAATTAACGGAATGCTATCGAAAGCAGGGCTTGATACATGGAAGCAACAACAAGTCCTCTTAGCCGCCTTAACCCTGCCTAGACTGCCTGACGAACCCGAAGCTGATTGGTTAGCTAGGGTGATGCAAGATAGTAAGGCTACGGGCAGGGAAGCGGCAGAGCGAGGTACTGCAATACACGCCATCATCCAAACTTGGTTCGAGGGTGTGTATATGCCCGAAAAGCCACCGTATATCAACGGCATCATAGAAGCTTTAGAGAATGCTTTTGGGAAGCAATTGTGGCTCTCAGAGCAGTCTTTTGGTCATCCGCTAGGGTATGGTGGCAAGTGCGACTTGATGGCTAGGGCGGGCTTTGTAGTCGATTTTAAGACCAAAGAAACCGACTTAGATAAGGTGGATGTGTACTTTGAGCATGAGATGCAGTTAGCCGCCTACCGTGAGGGTCTAGGAGTACCCAGCGCACGGTGCGCTATTGTCTTTGTCAATGCCCTGACCAATCAGGTCAAACTCATTGAAATTGAGCAGGATCGGCTTCAAAAGGGCTGGGAATGCTTTGAACATTTGTTACGGGTTTACCAAATCAAGAACGGCTTATAATTAAAGTTCCTTCACGGGAACGGGGGAAAGCGCAAGCGAGTACCCCACTTATTTAAGGGCGTTAAGCCGCCAAAGTAGGATGCAGTAATTAGGGAATTTTGCGGCTTTCTGCCCTATTCGTAGTAACTGCTAAATACTGCCCTGTTGTTTTTCTCCAAAACCTAGGGTTTGTCCTAATAAAAATACCTTGCATTGTTAAGATTACTTAACTTATACTGTCATTACTGCATCGGGCAGTGAGATAGAAAAGGAGAATCAAATGCAAACAATCAAAAAAGCAATATTAAAAAAATCATACTGGCGTGGTATGTCAAACAGCATATTTGCCGCTTTTTACCCAGCTGGCACAGAAGTTCAGGTTTATAAAGGCAAAGGCCGCAAATCTTACACAGTTATTCTGCCTGACAATCAATACGATGAAGTTGGCGGCACATGGAAAGGCAACACTTCTGATTTGAAATTTATTAAATAATTAAACGCCCCCACGGGGGCATACTTTTTGAAAAGTGAGATAGAAAATGTTAATGCAAACCAAAGCCGCTAATGTTGATTTACTAGGCACATTACAAGCACAAATAGCAGAACTTGAAGCACAAGCTGACGCTATTAAAAACGCACTCAAAGATGAGTGTTCCCTTCAAGAAATTGACGCAAAAGGCAATCAACGCCTTGATGTAGAAGGTCAAGTATTTAAAGCTGTTTGCACAGGCAACCAGCGTTCCACCGTAGATACCAAGGCTTTATATGAGGCATTTGGTATTACAGAAGAAGTTTTAGCTAAGTATAAAAAGCCAGCCATTGCTGTTTATACAGTTAAAGTCACAGCCCGTTAATCAACGCCCCTTCGGGGGCAGAAAGGTTTTTATGAAGTATGTTTTGTTGCTAAGTACGCTAAGTCTTACCGCCTGTAGTTCGTTTGAACCGCCTAATGTCACCTTAGAAACCGACAAACAGGCGTATCACATGACACGGGCGCAGGTTATCCTAGGCATCAATGAGTGTGAGGATGCTGGCACACGCCCCGTAGTCATTACCGCCAAGCGCAGGATCAACGGGGTTACCACCGATGTACCCGTAGAAGTGACCTGCAACCCCCGTTATCGTATCTTTCAATAAGGAGTCATCATGTTACAAAGCGAACGAGATGCAGAACGCTTTTATGAAGCCCAGCGCAAGTTTAATGACCGTCAGCGCATGATCGATAAGGGTTGGGGTGACCTAGAGGCGTACAACGCTTTAAGAGCCTCAGAAAAGAAGAAGGAGCGTATCGAGTCTATCCGTATGTTCCTCTTGGGTGGTTTGGCGGCAATCCTGTTTTGTGTAGTGTTTTTCGGGACTAACTACCTGATGCACGGTTATGTACTATGAACAATGAACCAGTAGCGTGGATGAGTCAAGGCGGTGATGTGTCAAGAAGTAAAGATTACTTTGAGGAAATGGGATTTAAAGACTTGATTCCACTCTATACCCATCCAGTAAAAGAACTAACAGATGAGGAAATAATTGCAGTAGGTAATGCAGTTGTAAACCATATTGATTCTAATGAAGGCTGGATTGAATTTGCTAGAGCAATATTAAGAAAGGCACAAGAGTGAAGTACAAGCCTTTTGACCAACGCCTTCACGATGAGTGCGATCCACCCGCCCGTGAAGCGGTCGCTAGGTGGCTTAAAAACCTTTGGTATATAGAGGCTACCCCGAACCCTGATAAGTACGCTGTAGACCTCGTATTAAGCCGTAAGGGTGAGAATATCGGGTACGCTGAGGTAGAGGTCAGGGATTGGGAGTTTTGCCCGTTTAACACGATACACATTGCCCAAAGGAAGGAGAAGCTGTTTACCCATCCTAGAACCACGATGTATGTAGTAAACCGTCCGTTGACCCACGCCTACTGGATCAGGGCAAATAAGATCAAGGAATGCCCGCTAATTGAAGTACCGAACAGGGCAGTCGCTAAAGATGAATACTTTTACGATGTCCCCAAGGACTTGTGGAAAATCGTAGACCTGACCGAACTGTTTTAGTACGGTCTTGTACCTGTACGGTCAATAATTAGTGCTTGCTTGCGAGGATTATCCCCAGCAACACTAGGAATACTAATATGTGTCCAACGGTCAAATTCTCGAATAATTTGGTCATATCCAATCCCCGATGCAATCACCGCCTTAACTACTTCATCGGGGGTCATGCTTGGTACTCGAATATCTGCGGCACATCCAATCCGATGCTGGCTAGTGTCCTTTGATCCTACAGCGTCATTGACTTCTTTGCAACGAAAAGCTGAGTTAACCATCACGGGCTTATTATTTAAAACAGACTTAACTTCCTCAAGGAATGATGCTAGGCGCACAAGGTTAGCCATCTCTGAGGCATTGGGCGTATTGTCAAACTGCCTGTGGTCTGTGTGGGTCAGTTCGTCTAGGGTAAAGTGTTCGGATAGATTCATTTTTTGAGCATCCCTTTCATTTCTTCGGTCTTGTCTTTAGAACCCTGACTAGAACCAAAGTAGAACGATAAGACCTGCCCTGCGGCACTCGTTATAAACCCTAAGGCAAAGATGACTAATTGTTGTTGGTCGTTGGGGGTATCTACAAACATCAAGATACCAATAAGCATAAACGCTAGACCTACCACGCCTAGGGCTAGAACGGGTACTACGGCTTTTTCTAGCTTTGTAGCGTACTCTGAGGTAGCGACTTGGGCGTATGCTTGGCGGGCAGAATCACGATCTTGTGCGTCTAATTTAGCGTACTCAAGGTCAAGTTCCTTAAGCTTCATAGCCATCTCAGGATTGCCTGTAAGGGCTTGAGTTACACCTTCTACGGTAGCATCATCAATGCCTAGCTTTGAGG